CTGCGCGATGTCCGGCCGCGCCAGCACGATCCGGTAGTGGCTTTCGTACAGGCTACCCGGCTGCACGATCGCGGTCGCGTCCAGACCGGCGAGATCGACCAGCACCGGCGGGCCGAGCGCGAAGCCCGCGCCGAGCCGATCAGGCTCGGTGGCGATGATGCCGATCACGCGCAGCGGCGCCATGCCGATCCGCAACGTATCACCGACCTTCACCCCAAGCCGATCCGCCAGCGCGGACGCGATCGCGATCTCACGCCCATGCGGGCGCGCGCTGATCGCTCCTGCCGCCAGGCGAAACCGCCCGACCAGCGGCCAGGCGGTATCGACGCCGCGCAGGTCGACCAGCACCGGCCCCGCCGCGCCGCCGAACTCCGCCATCGCACGCGTGGAAACGACTTCGGACACCCACCCGGCGGCCCCAAACGCCGCCAGCTCGGCGACGGTGGCGCGCCGCTGCGAGACGGTCAACTCGACGTCGCCGCCGGCGATCTCCCGACCGTTCGCGTCGAGCGCGGCGAGGATGCTGGCGGACAGGCTGCCGATCCCGGCCAGCGCCGCGGTGCCGAGGAACAGGCACAGCGCGAGCAGCAACAGGCCACGCCCGCCCCGCCGCAGATCGCGCAACGCCAGCCGCCAGGCGATGCTCAAGAGATCGGCCGATCCGCACGCCGGTCGGCGACGATGCGGCCATCGGCCAGTTCGATCACCCGCGCGCACCGCGCCGCCAGCGCGGGATCGTGGGTGATGACGAACAATGTCGCACCGCTCTCCGCATGGCGGGCAAACAGCATGTCCATGATCGCGGTGCCGGTCGCGGTATCGAGATTGCCGGTCGGCTCGTCCGCGAACAGCAGCGCCGGCCGCGCCACCAGCGCACGCGCGATCGCCACCCGCTGCTGCTCGCCACCGGAAAGCTGCGCGGGATAATGCGTGATGCGGTGGGCGAGGCCCACACCGGCCAGCTCCGTCTCCGCACGCGCGAACGCATCCCGCACGCCGGCGAGTTCGAGCGGCACCGCGACATTCTCCAGCGCGGTCATCGTCGGCAGCAGATGGAACGCCTGCAACACGATGCCGATCCGCCCGCGCCGTGCGACTGCCAGCGCATCCTCGTCCAGCCCGACGAAATCCAGCCCGGCCACGCGCACCGTGCCGCCGCTGGGCCGCTCCAGCCCCGCGAGCACCGCCATCAGCGAGGATTTGCCGGACCCCGACGGCCCGAGCAACGCCACGCTTTCACCCGCCTCCACCCGCAGGTCGATGCCGCGCAGGATGTCGACGCGCGCGGGCGGGCGGCCCAGCGACAGCGAGATGTTGCGCGCGGCGATCAGCGCGCTATCGGCGGGGGATGCAGAAATGGTCACAGACGTTGCGATATGGGTGGCGGCGGGCGGTTGTCCATCTCGCACTGGCGATTGTCGCGACGCCCGCCGCCGCCAGCCCCGGGGCGCCGATGATCTGGGCGTTCGGCGACAGCCTCACCGCCGGCTACGGCCTGCCGCCCGAACAGGGTTTCACCACCCGGCTTCAGGCGGCATTGCGCCGTTCAGGAGTCGCGGCGACGGTGCGCAACGGCGGTGTCGCCGGCGATACCGCCGCGCAGGCGCGGGCACGGCTGCGCTGGGGGCTGCGGGGGCTGGGTGCGCCGCCCGATCTCGTCATCGTCGAACTCGGCGCGAACGACATGCTGCGCGGGCTGCCGGTAGCGCAGGCACGCGCCAATCTCGACGCGATCCTCACCGAGTTGCAGGCGCGCCACATCCCGGTGCTGATCGCCGGCATGCGTGCGGCGCCCAACCTCGGCGCGCACTACGTCACCAGGTTCGAGGCGATGTACCCGGCGCTTGCAAAGGCGCACCACGCGCCGCTCTACCCGTTCTTCCTCGCCGGCGTGGCGGGCAACCGCGCGCTGATCCAGGCGGACGGGCTGCATCCCAACGCTCGCGGCGTCGATATCATCGTCGGAAGGATGGTGCCGGTCGTGCGGTCAGCACTCCGGTCACGTCGCTAAGGTCGACGTGGCTTCGTTCACCGGCTGATTCCGCAGGTCCGCCGGAGCCCCCGGCGGGAAGGTTGGTGGACAGGGCTACTGCTGGCGTAATCATAATAACTTCCCCGAATTACTCAACTTTTTCTGATGCGGTTTCCGCCGGTGCCCCCAAGGGTGCCCCCTTCCGGCGAGGCCTTGATCCTAGGCAGCGTTGCGGTGACGGCTCTCCAACCACGCGGAGACGTCAGCCTCCCACCAGCCGATTGACCGCTTGGTAAGCTGATGCTGACGCGGAAACTCGTCGGCCTCGATCAGCCGGTAAATTGTCGTGCGGCTCAGCCCGGTCGTGGCAATCACGTCGTTGATGCGGAGGAAGCGGCCGCGCGCAGAAGGTACCCCCCTGCTCTTCGCCTGGCTTAGCGTTGGTTTTGGCGCTCGGCTCATGAAGGCACCGACAAGCTGACAGCGATCGCTTGCAGATCGCAGATAAATCCCGCGAGCCCGTCGAAGGTCAGGAAGACAGCGGCACCGTCGCGTGTCTCGTCGCCATCGGGTGCGCCGCCCCGCACCTCGAGCAGCATGCCACCAGCTTCGAGCATCGGCGCCCACTGCAAGGTCATGCCCGCGTGGAGCTGACACCAGACTTTCTTGGTTTCAAACATCGAGCGCAGCTAGCGAACAAGGTCGGGTTGCGCGGCCGGATGGTTTGGAACCGGCAGTAGCACGCGGCCATGAGCATCAAGCAGCAACGGCTCACCGATCGGCGGAGGCGCCGATCGCCCGTTAATGTCCGACGACAGTTTCCCAAGCGCTGCAACGCATGCTTGATCGAAGGGAACGGCGGCGCTCATCGTCCTGCCCCCATTCGGATTGGTTCAAACGGCCGCTGGTGAGCGCAGCCAAGGTCACCTCTTACAGCGCAGCGGGAGCACGGATCTCGCGACCAGGCGGGCGGCCTCGGATCCGCATCGTAAGGCGCGACCGCAGCCTGCGGCCGTACAAGCGGGATAAGCACCGCCGCTGGCAGAGACGGCGGTACTGCAATCTCCGCTAGGAGGGCACGCTCCTCCTCGGTGCCAGCTTCCGCTGTTCGCGCGCCGGTAGCTACGATCGTCACGTCGCGCGAGTTCTTGAAGCGCCGAACAGAGATCAGGCCGCGCATTTCAAGCCGCCGCAGCACCTCCCCGCCCGACCAGTTCAGATCGCACCCGAGCAGCTTCGCCACCTCTGTGTTCGTGGGGCAGCGCACACCGCTTTCTGCGGCATCGATCAGTGCCTGAAGCACAATCTTCTCAGGATCACCACGAGGCGCTGATATGACCGCACTTTCGTCCAGCTTGTCAGGTATGGGCCTGCCTGCGATTAGCGCGCGGACTCGCTGGATTGTAAGCGGCTTTGGCTGTGCTGCTGCTGCGATCTGGCGCAGCCAGGCAGACGGGAACGGCGTGAGGGGACGAACCAAGTCCAGTGGCGTTGTTCCGCGCGCAACGGCTTCGGTCCGGATAGCTTCGAAAAGCTCGGCACCGGTAGGGTAGACTTCCTCGCTTGTCTTCTGAATCGTCGCAAACGCGTTCATGACAATGATCCTCCTGATTTGAGGGCCGCAACAGCGCTTTTCTGCGCGGTTTTGGATTTGCGGACCGCTGCGCTTGGCTGGGATCGCGAGCTGGGCAACAGGCACAGCTGGACTCCTTCACGTGGATGCGCGCGGTCGAGTGCGCGGCACTCCACGCAGCTGCAAGGCTCGGCCTGCATGCGGGTCTTCCCCGCGCGTATGCGCGCACCCTTGGGCATCAGCCCTGCTCCGGCTGGATTGCAGCGCCTGCAGCGCGAGCAGCCCTCCACACTTTGAAGGCCTTGCCGTGCTCCGGACAAAGATCCTTGTCCTTCGCCGGCGACGTGCTGCACATTCGACAGATCGGCGCGTCGCAGGTCTTGCTACGCTTGGTCGGCACCTTCCAATCGCACAGGCGATTTGCCACGCGGCCGCACGCGCACCGCTGCCGGCGGTGCGAGGAGCAGACGATCGCGGTTCCTCCGCCTGGCATGGTGACGTGCTCGCAGGGCATTTAGAAGCTTGGTGGTGCGATGAGCACCTTTGGCGGCATCGGCATCCAAGCAGTCGGCACTTCCGCGCGACTTTCGCTTATGCGCCAAGGCGAGTGGTTCCAGAACGGCCGCGGCTTCTGGGAATTGCGATCGTCGTTCCAGCTGCCGATTTTCCAAGCGGCTGATCGTGGGCACCAGAGCAGGATGTTCGTGCCATCCTGTGGTGCAGTGTCCATCGGCTTTGGGGGCGGAAAAAGCTCGCTCGCCATCACGCCAGCCCCAGCGCTTGCTTATAGGTCTCGAGCAGCGCCTCCGCCTCGTCGCGGTGATGCTTCTCCAGCTTGCGCAGGCGGACGATCGTGCGGATCGTCTTCACGTCGAAGCCGGTCGATTTAGCCTCGCCGTAGACATCCTTGATGTCGTCAGCGATGCCCTTCTTCTCTTCCTCGAGACGCTCGATGCGCTCGATCAGGAGGCGCAGCTGGTCGGCGGCGATGTTCTCGCTCACAGGCCGAACAGCGCGCGGAGCGCTGCCTCCAGATTGCCCTGGACCGCGACGATTGCGAAGCCGAGCGCCATGCCGCCGGCGAACAGCGCCGAGCTGCGCGTCACCTGGTTCATTGGACGCCGACACTTAGGGCAGCGGCAATCCTGGCGGTGGATGATATGCGCCTCATGGCGCTCAAGCAGCATTAGGTTGGGCTTCACCGGGCGAACTCCCTTAAGAGAATAATGAAAGCGGTGACCGCGATCACGACGACGATCGTGAGGGCGACCAAAGCAGGCGTGAGGTGGCTGCTCAGGGCAAAGGCGAGCGCGACGCCTGCGAGGCCTGTCGCAACGTCGAGGGCGAGGCGCGCGCCGCGCACCGCGCGGGGGGATGGTGGTGGAAAGTCGTTCACGCGACCGTGCCTAGGCTGGCGCATCGCGTGCAGAGATCGGGCCGGGCCCAGCCGCATGGATGCGCACCGAAGAAGTCGGTTGCCGCTACGCAACGGTCGAAGTCGCTGCACGCGCAGATGCGGCATAGCTGCGGCGCCGGGAGATCTCCGCCCATGCTGATGCGCACCAAGGTGGCGAGCACGTCGAAGTCGAACGGGTAGACGTTGTTAAACGCGACGATCGCATCGAAGCTCGCCGGCGTCGCATCTGCCTCGATGAACTCGATCAGCTCGGCGCGCATGTGTTCGGCAATACGCGGCATGGTGCCGATTTTTGCGGCAACATCAGCGACAGATTTCCCGGCCGCGCAGCGACGCATCTTAAGATATGCGCCCGGGGTCATGCCGGCAGCTTGGCGACTTGAGGAAACACCAAGAACGCTTCGAACAGACGCGCTTCCGCCGCTGCCAGACCGTCATAGACCGCCGCTTCACGCGTGCTGGGCGAACGCGTTTTGTCACTGTCGCGCGCAGTCAGGCGATGCTTGCCGACTGTCGAAAGCAACTGCAGCAGTTCAGCGCGGACACGCTCAAGCTCGACGTCATTCGGGACGAACACTGGCATTCCTTCAGGCAGCAGAAAGCCGCGCCCGAAATCGCGTGATTGCGACGGGCTCGGCAGAGACGATGGTGGTGTTGGTCAGGTCAGCGCTGGACGATCAGGGCGGCTGCTCGATCGCGGGCTCGGTCGGCAGGTCCAGCAGCGCGATCGCAGAAGTCGCTTCGCGGATCACGTCCTGCAACTCTTTGATCGCTGTCACACGATCGCGAGGCGTAGCGAACGGCAAACTTGCGAGCACAACGGCTTCGTTAGCCTGCGCCCCTTCCCGGATCAGTACGCACGCTCGTTGCGCCAAGGCAGTCTCGCTGGCGAAAGCCTTCTCGCGTTCTACCTCGACCTGCAGCGCATACGTTTCAAAAAGGGGCCGGCCTTGGCCCCCTTCGCGCATGTAGGCGATGTCCAGCATGATCGCCGCCGGGAGCGGCATCTGCTGATCGGGCTTGTCGGCGTCTCCCCACGCTCTGACCGTCGCCTCGTGTCTGTCCACGACGCGCGCGAGATCCTTGTAGCCGTTGGGAAACTGGCCAGCGATCCGCGCTAGGGCAGTGTCGATCGACATAGGCGCTTTGGGCTTCGTCATGCCGTCACCGCGAAAACGGACGGCCGATCTGTGGGGACGATACTGCGCAGAATGTGCAATCCGACAGCGATCAAACGAGCTGAAAGGCAGAGTGCAGATGGTGAGCGTCCTTCCGGGGCCGGGCTGGACGCCCGACCCCATCCGGCTATCGTGCAATGTTCCACCAACGCACGAAGGAGAAAGCTGTTGTCCGAGAAACCGTTTGGCTGGCGGCCGTTTACCGATGAGCACCGCCAGAACTTGGTCGAGCAAGGCTTTTCGCTTGAAGACATCGCCACGATGGAAGACAGTAACGTGTACGCACCGGCCAATAACGCGGTGTGGGCGATGGAACTCGGCGTTGCCATTCTGCACGCAGCCGGCAAGCGTTTTGGCCCCGAGTTCGCGCGGGATGTTAAAACAACGCTGGAGCGAAGGGCAGCCAAGTTGCACGCCAGTGACCACGTCGAGGATAATGTGGAGGGACCGATCCTCGATACCCTCATCGAAGAACTGGATTGGGAAGCCGTCATCGCCCGAGCTTCCGACCCGAACTGGGAGCCGCAGTAACCTTCGCGCCGAAGCGGTGAACAGCCGCTTCGGCTTCCTCTCGCGCGATCTCGCGAATGCGCGCTTCCTGCTCTGGCGTGAACGGCGCGCTCATCGTGCCGGCTCCATGCCGGTGACGTCGTGAATAGGCGCCGCAGGCGGCTTGCCGATTCCTTCGAGCGGGTAGAGGTCGGGTCGCAGCTCGTGGCGAGAGATGCCGGTTTCCGCTTCGACCTTAAGGACGTGCATGTGCGGCAACGGCTTGCTGTCGGCCGTCCATTTGCTGACCGCCTGTTGAGTTACACCAATCAGCCGCGCGAACGCCGCCTGCGATCCAGCATGGCTGACCGCCCGAGCCAGAGCTACAACGGGAGTTGATTCGTGTTCCATCCACTAACGGATACAACGTGCGTTGTTGGTACGTCAATCCGACAACGGTTGTCGCATAACAATATTATTTGTGTACCTACCTTGCCGGTGTTCAATGGGGAGCGCCTTCGCGCGCAGATGGCGCAAGCCGGCATTTCGCAGGCTGAGCTGGCACGACGTGTAGGCGTCAGCCAGCAAGCGATCGCTCGCTTGGCATCCGGGAACAGCCAAGGCAGCCGCCACATCCACCGTATTGCACGGGAGATCGGTACGACGCCAGCGTACCTGAGCTGCGAGACAGACGACCCGAGCTCGGAAGGTCCGGAACAGCGTTCGCTCAGTTCCGAATCGCGCGAGTTACTAGACTGCTTTGATGCTTTAGAACAGGACGAGCGTCGGTCACTACTGCGCGTTGCTCAGTCGATGTCCGGCCGAAAGGTTTCAGGCAAACCTGTCACCCTTCCGAGCACAGCAGCTCTCGAGGATGCGCTGTCTGGGTTTTTCCAGGCGTCTCCAGGATTGGTTGGGGACGAGCTCGTTCATGAGCTCGCCAAGAGCTTCCCCATAATTCTTCGCGCCGCTTCAGACGAGATCGAAGAAGCTCAGTCGGATCAGAACGATAATCAGCCCTCGCATCGATCAGTTCCCGATGCCGGTCATCGCGCAGCTCAGCCAAGGCGGCGCAGCTGATGCGGCAATGGGTGCAGCCCTGCTCACAGCCTGGTGTCGATCGATATACCGCGCGCGCCAACTCGACTCGGCCTCCTGTTCTTTTTTTGTTCTTAACATGAATTTCAGCAAACGTTGAGGGGCTTGGCATGCGAACCTCGCATTATCGTCAGCGTTGGGGGTAACGCGGGGGTAAACGTCTAAGCCTCACCGGCCGCAGCCCGCGCAATTCCGCAGCTTTGGCTCCGACGCGGCGGAGGGGTTGTCCGCCGCTATGGGTTCAACGATAAACATAAGCGGTAAAGATACGGATCAGCCGGGGGGAAGCACATCCGATGATTACAACGCCAAGGCTGCGAGACGCGCGAATCGACATCATTCGCGGGGCCGCGATGCTAACGATCGTGATCAACCACATAACGGAGGCGTTCAAACTTTACGGTTTCACGGGTCTCGAAATCGTAACGCCTACGGCTCTTGGCTATTCTTCGTCGGCGTCTCTTTTTGTAATCATGTCTGGATACATGGTTGGACTAGTTTACATAAAGAAGCCCAAACCCTCTCAGGCGTTATTAAGACGGGCCCTGTCACTGTACTGGCATAATGCCCTGCTTCTAACTGCTTTATTTCCAATTATTATTTTAATGAGTGAAATAGAAGCAGCTAAATGGCGCGCTGATCTTATAATTACCGCTCCAATGACAGCGCTGATTACATTTTTTGGCTTATTGAAGGCTCCGGTCCTTCTTGACGTGCTTCAAATGTACGTAATCTTCATGCTTCTCACACCTGCCGCCTTGTGGGTGCATCGTAAGTCGCCATTGGCTCTAGCAGCCGTTTCTATAACGCTATGGATACTCTGTCAGCTCGCAACGGCGACGCACCTGCTTGATCCAGATCGCGTTCGGTCAACCTTCAATCCTGTCGCATGGCAGCTATTATTCTTTATCCCACTAATCCTCGGCGCAAAGCGCATCCATGAAAGTATTTTTGATTTACTGGAGAACCGAAAATGGATCACATTCGTCATCATGTCTATTGCAGCCATTTTTGCGATGGCTAAGATTTACCATGTCGAAGAAGCAATTCATGGAAGCAGAATACTTATGAGCAAGGGAAACCTTGGCGCACTCCGCATAGTGCACGCTGTGGTGATTATTACACTCTACTGTGGACTTCTAACGCTTAGCAAACGTATCCCGAAGCTTCCTCCGATTCGAGCATTGGCCTGTTTGGGACGGCAAACTTTAAAGTGCTATGTTTTTAGTGCTTTCCTAACGTACCTACTGGCGGTGGCTTGGGACCGCCTGGATGGTGGGAACGAGGTCTACTATGCGACGGTAGCTTTGGCGGTGATGGTGACCTTTATAGCTGCAGCGATCTTCGATGCGCGATCTGCACGGCAAGTAAAACCTGCGCTTTCCTTAGTGGCACATTGACTCCGTCGCGGTCTCTAGGACAAGAAGGACCGCCGGCTGCCCGTGGCGTTCAGACGCTCCGACTTTCCGAAACCAGGGGGGTAAGATGGGGGTACGGGTGCGGCGTCCCACTTTGACCTTCTGGCGATTTCGCCCGAGAAACTTATAAAAACGGCAGAGGGTATCTCCGTCGCGCGGCTGCACAGTAGCCCGCCGCATCTCGGTCCTCTTTCTAAACTTTGGCGCGGTGAGGACGTCATCTCACATCCCTATTGTGATGCCGTTCCGGACAGCCTCCGTTCGATCTGAGTGAGCAGGTGACTACCGGCTTGCGTCAATGCAATCAGACACGGATCGTCCCATCCATATTTGAACGGAAAGGTCTCCCCGCTAAACGCTGCCCGGGCGTAGGATGCGCGCGTCTCGCAGGTCGCCTCGCCGAATAGGTGGGTAATTGCCTGCCGCACAGCCTCGATATCATCGGCTGCAAATTCCAACGATGATTTGCCATCAGGAGACAAGAGCAGGCTCACAGCCATAATTGCTTACGAAATGTATCTGAACATGATCATGGGCTTGTTTTGTACCTTATTATCCGCCACTTGAGCACACTACGCTGCTTTGGAGAATAATGAATGCCTGATCAGATCGACAATGTCGAGCTTGCGACAGAACTTACTATTGCTTGGCTTGGAAATAATAATACTCGCGTATCGGCTGATGATGTGCCTGTATTCCTTAGGCAGATGCATAGCGCCCTTAGCCAGTTGTCGCAGCCGGAACCTCTTACTGGGGCTGCCGAGGCACCTTCCGTAGATTACACTCCGGCAGTATCCGCTAAAAAGTCTCTGTCGAACCCTGATTTCATTATTTCGCTGATCGACGGCAAACCCTATAAGGCGCTTCGTCGTCACCTATCGACCAACGGCTTGACCGAGGCCGAGTATCGCAAGCGCTACAACCTCAAGGCTGACTACCCGATGGTCGCTCCAGCGTATTCGGAAGTCCGACGCGCAATGGCTCATAAAATCGGTCTCGGGCGTAAAGCCAAAACGGCCGTGGAAGCCGTGGCCAAACCCGTTAAGGCGGTTGTCAAGAAAGCCGGCAAGACGGTCAGCGAAGCGAAAAGCATGGTACAAGATCATCTTGGCGGGCATTCGGAAGAAGGCGCAAACTGATCCGCTTAGCGCCTGCTGAATTCGGCAGTACACAAGGGGTACCCCGGGGGTATGGACGAAATCGCTGTAGTGAGGTGCAGCGGTAAATCTCAGCTGATTGATCGAACGCGGCGGAGGGGTTCTCCGCCGTGTTTGAAGCCCAAAGACCGCAGCGAGCGAGCCGGGCGGTTAACGACTCCGCCCGGCTCTGACTGCCCACCTTCGGAGGGGATCGGCAGCTGCCCCTTCATAGCCCATCCTCGTGCTTTCAGTTACCGAAACAGGCGCCGGCGTGCGCTTTCCTACTGTTCCTGCTTCGTTCTACATCGCCGGCATGGGCATGAACCAGCGATTCGAGACGCTTTGGGACGTCACCAGACGCGATGCGAATTTGCATGTTCAGTGCTCTTTCCATTGCGCGAACGAAAGCGTGGTGGACGCAAAGCGCCTGGAGCGCTGGTATCGCATGCACCTCTGGGACACCCACATTTCGCGGCTCAGTAAGCATCTGCGCTGCTCCAAATGCCTCGGCCGGCCTGAGCGCATCAAGGTCACGCATCAGACGCCGAATGGGCCGAGCTGGGGACCGCAGACGGAAAAAGACTGGGTTCTGGCCGTGCGAAGGCTGCGCGGATGAACCGTGGCACAGTGGCGGCAGGCCGAAATATTTGGTACGATCCGGCCATGCAGGGGGCCGCTCCAGCGCCACTCCGCCGAGTGGAAGCGCTGGCCTATATCGTAGAACGGATTTCACGATCCGGTACCGCTCCGTCGTATGGCGAGATTGCGGACGCTATGCGTCCGACCGTACATATCTCGCGGGCCAGGCAGTTCGTCGACCAGCTCGTTCGAGAAGGATACCTAGAGCGCCGGCCGGCTTCACGCCGCGGTATTGCCATCAGAGATGTAGTCCGGTGTCGTCACGCGATCGAACAAGCGCTCGGCATGCTTGGCTATAAGCACGCTGCCCCGCTGGGTGAACTTATACAGGCCCCCTCTACATTTGGTCAGCTGCACGCCATCCCTCCGTTTGAGTACCTCCCCGACGTAGATTAGCCGGGGGTGACATGATCAACGTTCCAAGGGCGCTCGCCGCGCTCCACGCTATCGAGGGCGAGCAGGTGGTGCTCTCCAAGGCGCAGTACAGCGAGATCATGACAGAGGTCGCTCGCGGCAATGCAGCGCGCATGACCCTGACCAACGCCCGCTCGATTATGAGCGCCGGCGCGCTTGCGGCAGGAATTAGCTGATGGGCGCCGCTTCACATCCCGCTGCGATCGACGTCGGCGGCCAGCCGTACCTCCGCGACGCCAAGGGCGCGCTCGTGCCGATCGGCGCGATCAAGGCGGCCGACCTCCTCATGGATGAGCTGGTTCGGAATCTCACCGCGGAAGCCGACGATCTATCGGCGCAAATCGCTGCTTTCAAGCGAAGGGTCTATGAGCAGGTCGGCGCGCACCAGGCGCTGATCGCGCAGGAGTACGGAGCAAAGATCGGCGGCAGCAAAGGCAACATCACGCTCAGCGCCTTCGACGCCACCATGCGCGTATCGGTTTCGGTGGCCGACCAGATTGAGTTCGGGCCCGAGATCCAGGCTGCGAAGTCGCTCATCGATGAGTGCCTGAACGAGTGGGCCGCAACAAGTGGCGTGCAATTGCGGGCGTTGGTGAACCGCGTCTTCTCGGTCGATCAGGAAGGTACGATCAATCGTGCCGAGGTTTTCATGTTGCTACGCGTGGCGATCGAAGACCCGAAGTGGCTGAGGGCTATGGAAGCGATCCGCGAAAGCATGCGCGTGACCGGTTCTCGATCCTACGTGCGATTTCATCGCCGCAACGCCAGCGATGCACCGTGGCAGGCGGTCACGCTGGACATGGCCTCGGCATGAGTCGCTGGATCATCCTGCGGACGAGCGGCGGTCACACGCTGCCGCTGGCTCAATCGCTCAACGATGTCGGGCTTGAGGCTTGGACTCCCGCGCGAACGTTGCGCCGTTACGTTCGGGCGAACACACCTTCGGGCAAGCGCGCCCTTGAAAGCCAGATCCCGATCCTGCCTACCTTCGTCTTCGCTCGCGAGACGTTCCTGAGCGATTTGATCAACGCCTCAAACTCGGATCGCACTCCGCATCCAAAGTTCACCGTCTTCATCGTCGACGGTCGCGTGCCGCAAATCCATGAAACGGAGATCTCCGGCCTGCGAGCCGAGGAGGCTGAAGCGGCCGCAACGATCGACGCTATGCATGCGGCCGAAAGCCACGCAGCCGCTGAGAAGATCCGGATCGCGGCCATTAAGCATGCAGATGCTCGCCGACGAGCCGAGCGGGAGCACGAGCGCGAACAGCGGGCCGCGTTGCGGCGAGCGCCTATCGGACTGGCGGGCGGCACTGAGGTCGAGGTGACCGACATGCCCGCGTTGGTCGGCATCCGTGGCGTGTTCGAACGCTCCAACGGTCCGTACGCGCACGTGCGCTTCGGCACCCGTTCATGGAAAATTGAGGGTTGGCGGGTACTGCCAGCTCCTCTAAACGACAACGGCGCTCTTCGGAGCTCCGCCGCCTAAGCGGCTTTCGGGAAAGACGATCTGGAGCCTCGGCTCTTGCGCGCCCGTTACTAGTCCACGCGATGCGTCGCGGAGGATGTCGTAAGCATATCCAGCATCGGAGGTGGCGATGGCCGCACCAACCGCCCCCTCGCATGGCACGCGCCTGCGCGACCTTGGCGATTACCTGTTTGTGCTCGCCGAACGCTATGAAACCTCGGAGCGTGATCTGACAGTGCGCCGGGGCGTGCATGACGACCTCGAGCGTACCGCCGGCGAGATCCGCGCGATCGTACGCGGCACAGCAGCCAAGGCAGTAAATCCCCCGCTCGAGACCAGCAAGGACGGTCGCCGGTGCGTCTGGTGAGATCCTTCTCAGCCGAGACCAATCACCCGAACCCTGTTCCTAAGACCGCACTCGTGTTCGCCGCTACCCTGTTACTCGCTGCCTGCACGCAGCCTGTCGACCGTTGCGCCAGCACAGCCAACCCGGCCGAGTGCCGAGCCGGGCTTCAACCGAAAGTGACTGCGTTCTGATTCGAGCGCGACGCAACTACGAAGCGAAGTGATCGCCGCCATCGAGAATGCGACGATCCGAGTGCCGAAGGGCCGATCGAGTGCCTTCTGACCTCGAAATGGCACGCGGGTTGCCACGGCCCGGCCCGACCCCCCCCCTACCTTTGGGTCCTCCGCCGAAAGATCCGTATGCGGGGGGCAAAGGCGCCACGGTCCGCTAGCTACAGGCATTTTGCGTACTTCATCATCATTGGGGCAAAAACCCATGGATTTGGCGGGTTACACGCCCACACTCAGTGAAGTGGCGGGCCTGTTCGGCAAGTCCAGCCGCTGGATTTCGGATCTCCGCGCCAAAGGCGAGATGCCAGGCGATGGCGCCACGCTCGGCGAATTTGTCGCCGCGCTTTCCAGCTACAGCGCCGCCCAGGCGGGCGGGCTCGGCGGCAAGAAGATCGATCAGCACAAGGCGCGCCTCGCCGAGGCGAAGGCCGAAGAAGCTGAAATGAAAAACGCGCAGACGCGGCGCGAACTTCTGCCTCGGCCGCTGGTCACCCTTGCGGTGCAGGGCGCGTTCGCCCGCGTCCGCGCCAAGTTGCTCGCGATGCCGAGCAAGTGCGCGCCGGCGATCGCCGGCATGAAGTCAGCGGTGGCGATCCAGGAGCGGTTGACGGAGCTCGTGCATGAAGCGCTCGCCGAGCTCGCCACGACCATCGTCAACGCCGAGCCGGCAAGCGACGATCGCGATTCATCTGGTAGCGAGCCAGGAGCTGGCGGAGACAGCGCGGGAATGGTGGCCGGTGTTCACGCCGCCGCCGCGCCTGACGGTGAGCCAGTGGGCGGACCAGCACCGGAAGCTAAGCCCCGAAGCAAGCGCCGAGCCCGGGCAGTGGAACACAAGTCGGGCTGAGTTCCAGCGCGGCATCATGGACGCCGTCAGCGACCCGTCGATCGACGAGGTCGTTGTGATGAAGTCCGCCCAGGTCGGGTGGACGGAGATCATCAACAACATCGCCGGGTACTTCATCGACCAGGACCCGGCGCCGATCATGGTGATGCAGCCGACGCTGGAGATGGCGAACGGCTGGTCGACCGATCGCTTGGCACCTATGGTGCGGGACACGCCCAGGCTGACCGCGAAAATCGCCGACGCGAAGAGCCGGGACAGCGGTAACAAGCTGCTGCAGAAGCGCTTCCCTGGCGGGCAGCTGGTCGTCGTCGGCGCGAACAGCCCAGCGAGCCTGGCATCCCGTCCTATGCGGGTTATCCTAGCCGACGAGGTCGACCGCTACCCCGCGTCGGCCGGCGTCGAAGGCGACCCGCTCACGCTGGCGTACAAGCGGACGAACAACTTCTGGAACCGGCGCAAGCTCGCTGGCTCCACCCCGACGATCGCCGGCGTTAGCCGCATCGAGGCCAAGTTCGAGGAGTCCGACAAGCGCTACTACCATGTGCCTTGCCCGCACTGTGGAGAGGAGCAGATCCTCAAGTGGGAACAGGTGCGCTGGGACAAGACGAAGACCGGCAAGCACCAGCCCGCGACGGCGCATTACGTTTGCGAGCATAACGGCTGCATCTGGGACGACGCCGATCGCTGGGAGGCGGTCCGCACCGCGCCCGCCAAGGGCGCAGGCTGGCGCGCGACGGCGCCGTTCACCGGCGTCGCAGGGTTCCACATCTGGGAAGCCTATTCCTCCTGGGTGAAGCTCGAGGCGACGGTCACCGCCTTCCTCGAGGCGCGGAAGCAGCCGGACACGTACAAGGTCTGGACCAATACCGCGCTGGGCGAGACGTGGATCGAGAAGGGCGAGGCGCCCGACTGGCAGCGGCTGTACGAGCGGCGATCGAAGGAGCTGCGCTTGGGCGAGGTTCCCGACTGGGTCGGCCGCATCACCGTCGGCGCCGACGTGCAGCGCAGCCCGCCGCGTGTCGAGGCAAGTGTCTGGGGCTGGGGCGAAGGCCTGCGCTCAGTACTGATCGACCACCGCGTCTTTCACGGCGATGCTGCCGGCAAGGAAGTCTGGAAAGAGCTCGACGCCTTCCTGCTCGAGGAGTGGGAGGCACCATCCGGTCGCCGCATGCGCATGTCACGCCTGGCGATCGACACCGGCGACGGCATGTCGACCACGCACGTCTACAACTGGGCGCGCAAGCATCCCCGCGAGGTGATGGCGATCAAGGGCGTGGGCAGCTTCAATGCCTCCGTGCCGGTGATGGGCCCAACCTGGACGGACATCACGGTGCGCGGCCGCAAGGTCATGCGGGGCGTGCAACTCTGGACGATCGCCGTCTCGTTGTTCAAGTCGGAGACCTACAGCTGGCTCCGCCTGGACCAGCCGCTCGACGGTGAAGAGTACCCGGAGGGGTACATGCACCTGCCGCAAGGTGTCGACGCGGAGTGGCTACAGCAGCTCGTCGCCGAGCAGCTCGTGCCGAAGAAAAACAAGCGGACCGGCCGAACCACTCAGGAGTGGCAGAAGACCCGAGATCGCAACGAGGCGATCGACTGCCGCGTGTACGCCCGCGGCGCTGCCTACGCGCTCGGGATCGACCGCTGGAGCACTGCGAAATGGGCAAGGATCCTCGGCCGAGCGGCACCGAAGCCTAAGCCGGCGCGATCGGAGCCTTCCGAGCTGCCAAGCGCCGGCGCTGAGCCACCGGTCGAAACCACTGCCGAGGCCGAACGGCCTGCGGCGAAGCCGAAGGCCCGCAAGGTCAATCCGCTCACCGGCCGCGCCCGGGGCAGCTATTTCGGAGGGAGACGCTGATGTCCGACCTAGACGATCGCATTGCCGCACGGCCGGCGCCGAAGGTGACACCTGACCAGGTTGAGAACGTCATCGTCGGTACTTCCTACCACCGCCTCACGGGCACGCTGACCGTCTGCGTGCTGACGTTGCTGAACGGCTTCACTGTGACGGGCGAGAGCGCGTGCGCTTCGGCGGAGAACTATGATCAGGCGATCGGCGAGGAACTCGCCTTCAAGGACGCTAATCGCAAGATCTGGACGCTGGAAGGCTATGCGCTCCGAGATACGCTACGCGCTCAGGCGAAGGCCGAGCGTATGGATCACATGCTGCGATACGCCAGCACCTCGCAAGGCCCGCTGGAACGTCTGCTCGAAAGCAGGCTGCTGACCTACGACGACCAGGCCTTGGTCCCGATCTGCGCCGGCACCATCCGCATGGCGCTCGCGGCAGCTCGAGGCGACTTGGTCTGATGGCCTTCACCTCGGCCGATCTCGTGAATATCCGCCAGTGCATTGCCAGCGGCGTGCTGCGGACCAAGTTCGCGGACGGCAGCGAGGTCATGTACCAGTCGATCGCCGACATGCTGACCGCCGAGCAGCGCATCGCTGATGCGGTTGCATCGGGCAGCGGCCGACGTCGCAGCCGCACCCCAGCCTATCGGAACGGTCTGTGAAGCAACCCGGCCTGCTATCCCGCACCTTCGCCGCGATCGCGCCAATGCGTGCCGCTGCTCGTGCCGAGGCGCGGGTTCGCCTTGAGCGGGCGGAGGTGCGCCGCGCCGCGCTGAGCGGCGTTCGCAACCAGTATGACGGCGCCAGCCACAGCCGGCGTACGCAAGGCTGGCGGCGTACCGGGAAGGACGCGAACTACGAGCTGATGGGCGCCGCCCAGGTCCTCGCGCAGACCGCGCGGGACATGGTGCGCAACAACCCTTACGCCGAACGGGCCGTGTCGGCGATCGCGACCGACGTCGTCGGCACCGGCATCACCTTCCAGGTGCTCCGCAACGGCCAGCCCGACGAGCAGCTGCAGGCGCTCGCCAAGGCGCACTTCGAAACGACTGCCTGCGATGCCGACGGTCGGCAGAACCTCTATGGTTTGCAGCTGCAGGCGATGCGCACGATCGTCGAGAGTGGCGCAATCCTATTCCGCAACCGCCCGCGTTTCGCGCGTGACGGTCTGCCGGTCCCGTTCCAGCTGCAGGCGCTCGAGCCCGACTATCTGGACGCGAACCGCAACGGACTGCTCGACAAGTTCGGCTCCTCGATCAGCGGCATCCAGTTCGACGTGATCGGCAATCGGGTAGCCTACTGGCTGTACCCGAACCATCCAGGGGCGATCGCGTCGCGCAGCCTGCTCGCGAGCCCGATCCCAGCCGACCAGGTGATCCACGTCTTCCGGCAGGATCGCCCGGGGCAGCAGCATGGCGCCAGCTGGTTTGCGCCCGTTGTGATGGCGATGCGCGAGTTCGCTGAGTACCAGGACGGCCAGCTGCTTCGCCAGAAGATCGCCGGCGCCTATGCCGTGTTCCGGATCGGCTACGCCGGCGACGATGGCGAGGATCCGTCGCCTGAGGATGCCAGCGACTTCATCGAGCCCGGCATGATCGAGGATCTGCCCGCCGGTGGCGATGTGAAGTTCGCGTCGCCCCCGGGCGTCGAGGGCTATGCCGACTTCGCCAAGATCTCGGTGCGTACCTTCGCGACTGGCCTCAACCTGCCGTATGACATCTTCGGCGACCTCGAAGGCGTCAACTTCAGCTCCGGTCGGATCGGCCGCATCCAGTACAATCGCCAGCTCGACGGCTGGACCTGGAACATGCTGATCCCGCAGTTCTGTGAACCTGCAGCCGCCTGGTTCTTCCGCGCGGCGTCGCTGCTCGGCATTGACGTCGAGGGTTGCACGATGCTTTGGACGCCGCCAGCGCGTCCAATGCTCGATATCGCCACCGAAGGCCCGGCGATCCGCGACATGGTCCGCGCCGGCTTGATGGATCCCGAGACCGCGATCCGCGAGCGTGGCGAGGATCCCGACATGCTGCTCGCCGCCTGGAAGCGCTGGGCCGACAAGGTCGACAAGGCAGGCCTGGTCTTCGACTGCGACCCGCGCCGCGTGACGCAGGTCGGCAATGCGCTTCAGCCGTCCAACGGCGGCGACACCAAGCCTGGCGCGACCGTGCCGGCCGCCACCAAGCCCGCGAAAGGCTGATCCCCATGGAAATTCTGCTCTACGGCATCATCGGCGACCCCGATGACGGCCTCGACGCGGGCTGGCTAGTCACCCGGATCAGCTCCGCCCCCGACGACATCACGGTGCGCATTAATTCGCTCGGCGGCCTGCTGTTCGACGGCTTCGCGATCTACAATGCGCTGAAGCAGTCGCCGCGCAAGGTCACCGTGCTGATCGACGGCGTCGCCGGCTCGATCGCCAGCGTGATCGCCATGGCCGGTGACCGCATCGTCATGGCCGAAAGCTCGGTGATGATGATCCACAAGCCGAGCGATGGCACCTATGCGACAGCCCCGGAGCTGCGCGCCGTCGCGGACCGCCTCGACCTGCTCCAGAACCAGCTGGTGCAGATCTACGCGGCGCGCACCGGCATGTCGGCCGAGGAGCTTAACCCGCTGCTCGATGCCGAGACCTGGCTGACCGCCCAAGAGGCGCTCGACCTCCACTTCATCGACGAGATCGCCGGCAACGCGACCGCGACCAACATGCTCGACCCGAGCAAGTTCAAGTTCCGCGCGCTGCCGTCCCACCCGCTCATCGCGAACGCGACGAGTACCCCGGCGCCAGCCGCCATTCCAGACCTGGAGAACCCGATGCCCGATCAGATCGTGCCGGCGCCGACCCCGACGCCCAGCCTTACGCCGACCCCGACTCCTGCACCGGTCGTTGTGCCCGAGCAGCCGACCAACGTTGGCGATGCCGTCGCCTTGGCTCTGGCAGCCGAACGCACCCGCGTTGCCACCATCCGAAACGAGGTCAGCCGCGCTCGCCTGCCGCGTGAGTTCGGTGATACGCTCGTCGATACCGGCGTCAGCGTCGATGCGGCGCGCACCAGCATCATCGACCATATCGCTACGAACGCGCCCACCATCACCAACCTCTCGCCGGCGATGATCCCGACCGCCCAGTTCGCTGCGCGCGCGGATGCCATGTCGATCGCGATTGCGCACCGCGCCAACCCGCGCAACCAGCTGACCGACGAGGCCAAGCCCTTCGCCGGCCGTCGCCTGATCGTGCTCGCCCGCGACTTTATGGACTCGACCGGCGTCAGCACCCGCAACATGAGCGACGTCGAAGTCGCCCAGGCGGTGTTCCGCTATCGCCAGCCGATGAACGCCGGCCAGCACACCACGGCCGACTTCCCGGCGCTGATGGGTAACACCGTCGGCCGCACGCTTCGTCGCGGCTACGAGCTCGCCCCGCAGACGTTCAAGCCGTTCTGCCGCCAGGGCAGCGTGCCCGACTTCCGCCCGGTCAGCCGCGTTGCGCTCTCCGACATCTCGCCGATGAAGGCGGTCGCCGAGGGTGCCGAGTACCAGTACGCCACGGTCGGTGACTCGGCCGAGCAGTATGCGGTCGGCAAGTGGGGCCAGATCATCTCGCTGAGCTGGGAAACCATCATTAACGACGACCTCAACGCCTTCGATCGTATCCCGATGGCGATGGGTCAGGAAGCCGCTCAGGTCGAGAGCGACGTCGTGTGGGCGATCCTGCTCGCCAATCCCGCGCCGAATATGTCGGACGGTCTGCCGGTGTTCGAGGCCAACACGCACAAGAACCTCGCGGCAGCCGGCGCAGCCATCGCGATCGCGTCGCTTCAGGCCGGCCGCACCCGCATGCGCACGCAGAAGTCGCCGAAGGGCCGCTTCCTCAACAACGCGCCAGCTTTCCTGATCGCCGGCCCGACCAGCGAGCAGGCCGCCAACCAGTTCACCTCGGCGAACTACGTCGCGACCAAGAACGGCGACATCAATCCGGAATATAACCGGACGCTGACGCCGATCATCGAGCCGCGCATCATCGACACGACCTGGTTCCTGTCGGCCGATCCCAACGCGCAGTCGATCGACACGATCGAGTACTCGTACCTGGCCGGCCACGAAGGCCTCCAGACCGAGCAGCGCAACGGCTTCGAAGTCGACGGCGTCGACATCAAGGCGCGCCTGGTCGTCGGCGCGAAGGCGATCGACCATCGGGGCATGGACAAGAACCCAGGCGCGTAAGCCGACCGGCTCCCCTGCCTACCACCATCGCTATGCAGATCGGGCGGCCCTTGTGCTGCCCGGTCCCGCGTCATCCGGAGAACCACGATGAAGAACTTCCTCGGTCATGCCAATGACCAGATGCTCACCGCACCGGCCGCAGTCGCCGCCGGCGGCGGTGCGCTGATCGGCGCCATCTTCGGCGTCGCCAAGATCGCGATCGCTCAGGGCGTGCGCGGCCCGTTCTGCCTAACCGGCAAGTTCGAAATGCCGAAGGACGCCAACGCCATCAACGAGGGCGCGCGGGTCTATTGGGACAACACCAACAAGGTCGTGACTGCGACCTCGGCCGGCAACACGCTGATCGGCGCCTGCACCCAGGCGGCGCTCGCCGGCGATACCACGGCGCATGTCCGCCTCAACGCCAGCTTCTAAGCATGTATGACCCGTTCGCCATGGCGCTGGGAGTGCTTCACCGCGCTGCCGGCTCCGTGGCGGCGGTCTACACGCCGGCCGGCGGCGATCCGCTGCCCGAACCGATCAGGGTCATTCGGAAAGCCCACCAGGCCGATCTCGCCTTTGGCGACACTACCATCCCGACCAGGGCAACGACCTGGAGCATCATGCGCGCGGATGTTGATCAGCCGACCGCCGGCGCATCACTAACGGTAGACGGGCAAATCTTCGAGATCATCGGCGAGCCCCGGCTGTCGGCCGAGGGCCTCGCCTGGATCGTCGAAGCCCCCGGCGACGAGTGACATGCTCCGCACCAGCTTGAAGGGCCCGGACTTCGACAAAATCTTTACCGGTGCCGAGGATGAGGTCGCCGGCTTCGTCACCGCAGCGATGCGCGACACCACCGACGAGGTGAAAGAGGCGTTCCGCGACCAGGTGCGTGCGGCCGGCCTCGGCGATCGCCTGGCGAACGCGGTGCGCGGCGTCACCTACCCGAACCGCTCCGGCCGGATCAGCCTCGAGCCGACCGGCTGGATCTACGCGCAGCCCTCGAAGGATGGACGCGGCGCCGCCGCGATCATCGACAGCTATGCGAACGGCCGCACCATCTACCGGCGCGGCGGCAAGGGGTTGTTGGCGATCCCGACCGACGATGTGCCGCGCAACCGCAGCGGTGATGCTTTGACGGTAAGCGAAGTCGAGGGTCATTTTGGGCGACGCCTCATCTTCATTTCACCGGGTGATAAGGGGTTTCACACGCCGAGCATTCGCCGCGGTAGCGTCGGCTACTTGGTGATGAAGGGCTTGGTTACGCGCAAGAGCACCGGCCGCTGGCGCAATGCCACCGACAACGAGCGTGCTGGCAAGACCCGCAATCCACGCCCGGTGCAGATGGTCATCATGTTTTCGCTCGTGCGGATGGTGAAGAAGCCGAAGACCGTCGACCTGTCGGCGCCGGCGGCACTCGCCGAGCAGCGCTTCCCTGCCAACCTTGACGCTCGCTGGAGATAGTTATGTCCAAGCGGTTCGATGTTGGCGTCGCGGTGAAGGCGCTGGTTAAGGCGGCTTTGCCGAACAGCAAAGTGCTGGGCATGGAGCCCGATGAGGCCAAGCCGTCCAACGTCGACGATTTCGGTCTCGTGATCGTCCGCTCGGGCGACCCCGGCACCCCCGACGTCGACCTTTCCCCTCCGACCTACTGGTACGAGCATCAATTCCCGATCGAGATCGCGGCGCGCTCGCGCGAGCAGCTCGACACGATGATGACCGCGATCGGCGATGCGATCGTCGCGGACCGTTTCCTTGGCGGCCTCTGCATCTACCTCGATGCGCAGGCGCCGGTGGACGGCGAGACGCAATCGGTCGGCGTGGCGGCGATGAGCTGGGCCGATTTCCCGATCATCGCGACCTATTCGACCACCAGCCCGCTCGGCTGACCTTCAACAGACAGGAGACACCCATGGGCCGACCCCTTGGTATTAACGCGGTCATGGCGGCCGCGAGTGAGACGGTTTACGGCCAGGTGCCGGCGTCGACGTTCTTCAAGCTGCCGCTGATCAGCCATGGCCTTGGCGAAGAGCAGGCGCTGATCGAGGATGACCAGCTCGGCTTCGGCCGTGAGGGTCTCGACCCGACCTATGACGTCATCACCGCCGACGGCGACCTGATGGTGCCGGTCGAGCAGCGCGGCATCGGCTTCTGGCTGCGCCAGACCTTCGGCCCGCCCGTCACCACCGGTCCGACCGGCGGCAAGTACACGCACGTCTTCACCTCGGGGGCGCAGGCGCTGCCCTCGACTTCGATCGAGATCGGCCAGCCCGACGAGCCGAGCTACAGCGTGCATTACGGCCTGGTGCTCAACACCATCAAGATCGCGCTCGCGCGTTCGGGCATGCTCAACGCCACGCTGTCGATGATCGGCCAGGGCGAGGTAGATCCGACAGTTGCCAGCGTCGCCGGCTCGCCGACCCCGCTGCGCGGCTTGCGCTTTGCCCAGGCGACCGGCTCGATCATGGTCGACGGCGTTGTTGCCGGCGATATCGTCTCGGCCGACGTCGCCTATTCGAACCAGCTCGACAAGGTCGAGGTCATCCGCGCCGATGGCCGTATCGCCGGCGTCGATCCCGGTAAGGCAATGTCGAACGGCTCGATCGTCGTGCGCGGCCCGCGTGGCACGCTGTTCAACAAGTCGCGCGGCAAGATCTCGGCCGCGCTCAGCTTCGGCTGGGCGCTGGGCGATGGCACCAGCCTGACCTTCGCGCTGCCGCGCGTCTGGCTGCCCAAGCCCAAACGCCCGATCAGCGGCCCGAAGGGCGTCACCAGCACGTTCAACTATCAGGCCTCGGGTGCGGCAGCCGCGCAGATGACGGTCACGCTAGTGACCGACGTCGCCAGCTACGCTTGATCCTTCAGACCCGGAGAACACCATGGGCACTTTGACACTGACAGCGGTCGCCGCTGTTCTCGCCGCTGGACATGTGAAGGTCGGCGTCACGCCGCCCGACGTGCTGGCGAACATTCGCGTCGTCGACGCCAAGACCGGCGAAACGATCGAGCAGATCCTCGAAGCCGATGTCGCGAGCAGCACGGTCAGCCGCTACGCGGTCGAGGCCGGCAACTTCGTTCGCGTGGACAATGCCTTCCAGATCATTGACGAGGATCGCGAAATCCGCCTCGAGGCGATCGAGACGCCGGCAGCCGAAGCAGCCGATGCGGTCGACGCCGTCGACGCCGACGAGCACACCGCCTGATGTTTGCTCTCGGCGCGCCCCAGCCAGTCACCAAGACGCTGATCGCCGCCTATGGCGATCGGCCGGCGGTGAAGGTCACCTTCAACCCGCAGCCGTCGCCGCTCTCGCTCCGCGCCGCGCGCCGCGCGGTTGCCGAGGTCTTGCAGCGCGATCGCGGTGCGATCGAGGAGGCAGGTGACGCCTTCTCGCGCGCAATTCTGCGCTTCAACATCATCGGATGGGACGGCATCGGCGACCAGGACGACCAGCCGGTCGCGCCGACGCCCGACGTCGAGATCCGCGATGACGCCGGCGCGATCGTGCGGGTCGAGCCTGGCACGATCTCGGCATTCATCGCCGAGCCGCGCCTGTTCGAAGCGGCCGACCGCGAATACGTCCTGCCCTGGACCAAGTTGGACGCGGAAAAAAACGGCTTTGCGCCCTTGCCGGCTGGCACTTCGGCGGGGGCGATGCCGGCGGACGATACTGCCACAACGCCTGCGATGCCGAAAAGCTCGGGCGCTGTGACGAATGCCCCTACCGCAAACACGAAGCCCAAACCGAAGCGGGCGAAGCCGTCTGGCAAGTCGTCGCCGGCGCGGGCTCGCAGATCCGCCCCGCGATCGTCCCGACTGCAGAAGGCTTCGTAACCCGGCCGATCGGCCTCGACTTCACCGCGATCATGAGGGTCGGCGCCGCGCGCGGCGCTGACCTCCGTCTGCTCGCCGAGATCCTGCCGCGCATCGAAGCGGCCGTGATCAACCCGCCCGACACGTTTGAAGAGGAGGCCGACGACGATGACAATTCGTAGCGTTGGCTTCCAGCTGAAGACGGACGGCAAGGCCGAGGTGAAGAACGACTTCGCCGAGGTGAAGAAGGCCGGCGTCGATGCCATGGACGGCATCGCGTCGGCGGCCGAGCAATCCGCCGATCGCGCTTCGAAGGCGACCGACGAATATACCGACCGGCAGGTCGCCGCCTTCCAGAAGCAAGCGGCAGCGGCGAAGATCGCGGCCGCCAACGCATCGGCCAACGCTTCCTTCGACACGGCAGCAGCGCAGCCTGGCAACGCCGGTCAGTTCGCGACCGTCAACCTCGATCGCACGAGCGGGTCCGCCAAGGAAGCCGCTTCCGCGTTCCAGCCGTTGCTCGAGGCTGAGGATGCGGCTGCTCGTGCCGAGGCCGACCGCGCGGCTGCCGCGAACAAGCTGCGCGCCTCGCTCGATCCGTTGTACGCTTCGCAGCAGCGCTACGACAACGAGCTGAAGACCTACAAGTCGCTGCTCGACAGCGGCAACATCACCGAGGAAGAACACCGCAAAGCCGTCGGCATGGCCGGCGAGACCTTCCTCGATGCGGCCGAGAAGACTCGGAAGCTCGGCGATAGTACCGGCTTCACCTTCATGCAGATGCAGATGCTGAAGTCGGCTGCGTTCAACTCCTATCAGTCGCTCGCGGCCGGCATGCCGATCCTGCGCGTGCTTGCCGAGCAAGGCGCGGAAGTTGCGCAGGCCTTCGTCGGCGAGGGCGGCGTGAGCGGCGCCATCCGTGAGACCGGCCACGCGTCGCATGACGCTGGCGAGGCGATCGGCGGATCGAGCGGCGCCAACCCCGCGCTCGAGGAGCTGAAGGCAAAAGCCGAAGAGGCCGCCAAGAAGCTTGCCGAGGAAACGGCGTCTCGGGCTCGCTGAAGAAGGTTATGTCGGTGCTCACGCCGACGCGGCTGCTCATCGGCGGCACCGCGATTGCCGTGATCGCCGGCACCAAGGCCTGGTACGACTATGCATCGAGCGTGGCGAAGCTCGGCGCGCTATCGCAGGGCATGGGCGCGCAGCTCGGCGAAAGCGGCGCGCAGCTCGAGGCGAACGCGGAAGCCGCAGCCGACGCGGCGAAGATCAGCGTCTCGGCCGCGCGCGACCTCGAACAGGGCTATATCGCCGTCGCCTCCTCGGGCGACGTGCTCGTCGGCCTGACTGCCATCACCAAGGATTTTGCCGCAGCGACCGGGCAGGATGCCAAGGGCGCGCAGCAAGAGCTCAACGCCACATTCGGCGATACCATCGCCGGCGCGCAAGCGATGGCCGAGAAGTACGGCGCGGTCACGCAGGCGCAGATCGAGCACATCGCCAAGCTCGTCGAGGAAGGCGACCAGACCAATGCCCAGATCGCGCTGCTGAACGCGCTTGGGCCGGCCTTCGATGGCGCGGCCGCGCACGCCAGCGTGCTCGAGCGCGGTTGGAGCGGAATCGCCACAGCCGCTTCCGACGCCTGGAACTGGATGGGCAAGGCGCTCGATCGCATGGCGACCGGCGGCACCCTCGCGGACCAGATCAAGTCGCTCGAGATGAAGCGTGACAGCACGCCGACTGGCTTCGAAAGCGATCGCAAAGCGATTCAGTCGCAAATCGACGGACTGCGCGTGCAGCTCAACCAGGAGGCTGCCCAGGCCAGCCGGCGCGCGGAGGTCTCCACGGTCGCGCAGGGCCGCAAGATCGTCGACTCCTACACCGGCGAGAGCGCGCTCTCCGGCTACAAGGATGCGGCCGGCAAGCTCAAGGCCGCGCTGAACACGACGTCCCAGCTCGATCCCTCGCAGCGCAAGGCGATGACCGACACGTTGGACGCGTACAATCACGCGATCACGACCTTCATCCCGCAGCAGCAGAAAGCCAACGAGCTCGCCGCGATCGACGCGAAGATCGCCGCGACCAAGGCGCCGGCGGCAAAGGCCGCGCTGGCAGCCCAGCGCGAGGAGATCGCCGCCAAGGGGCAGGTCATCACCTCGGCCAACGTCGAGGCGCTGGCGCACTCGAAAGCCGATGCGGCAGCTGCTCACGCCACCAAGACGCACGATGGCCATGCCAAGGCGCTCGCACGCGACGCCGCATCGATGGAAGTTTCAGCGGCAGCCGCGATCGACGTCGCCAACGCCTACTTGAAGTCGGCAGCTGCTGGCGAGGAGGCGGAAGCCCGTCGCAAGGCGGCAACCGATGCCACCAAGAAGGGCATCGACGTCGAGGAGCAGGCACGGCGTCAGCTGGCGCTCAGCGCGGCCGAGGCGGTGGCGAACGGTGCCAAGGCCGTGTCGCAGATGAACGATGAGGCGGCCGCGCGTGAGGCGGTGATGGCGAAAGTCACCGCCGGCACCGTGTCGGTCAACGACATGGCGACCGCGCTCCAGGCCGAGTCGACGCTCCGACCGCTGGTCGCACTGCGCGCCCGCCTCCAGGGCGAGGCCCTAGCGACGCTCAACCGCGAGATCGACGCGCAAACGGCCGCACTCGGCCGCCGCAATGCCGCTGATGCCGCCTGGGATGCAGAGCAGAGCATCGCCAAGCTGAAGGCCTCGACAGCGCTGTCGCGCGGCAGCATCAACTATGCTGGGCTCCAGGCCGACGCTCGTGCGGTTGCGGAGGCGCGGGCTCGCGCCGAGCAGGAAGCGGACGAGAAGCGCTACACCCCGGAGGATCGCACCAGCTACGTCGACGCCGCTGTTGATGAGGCGCAGACCAAGAACGCAGCCGATCGTGCGCAATACCTCGCCGATGCCAACCGCAGCCAAACCCAGAACCTGACGCTGGGCGCGGCCGAGCTGCGCCTGGTCACCGCGAACGACGACGTCCGCAGCGAGAGCCTCGACAAGCTCCGCACCATGCTCGATCTGCAATCGCGCGGCGTCGACCTCTACGGCGCCGAAGCCAAGCAGCTCCTCGCCGGCGTGGCGGCGATGGATCAGCAGCAGGTACGGCTGAAAGGGCTCCAGGACGCGTGGGCGGAAGTAAAGGGCACCGGCGAGCAGTTCCTGGACGATCTGCTCAACCCGGATGGCTCCGGCTTGAAGAGCTTGCTGAAGGACGTCGAAAACGAGTTCATCAAGCTTGCCGCGCTCAATCCGCTGAAGAACCTCCTGTTCGGCGAGAAGCTACCGACGCTCAGCAGCGTGTTCGGCCTGTTCGGTGGCGGCAGAAGCGCGATCTCCAATCCTACGGTCGACCTGTCATGGGTGACCGCACACAACGCCACGGGCACGCAGAACTGGTCGGGTGGTGCGACCTACGTCAATGAGAACGGCGGCGAGATCATGGATCTACCCGGCGGCACGCGGATCTATCCGGCCGCGGAAAGCCGGCGGATGATGTCGGCCGCCAACGAGAACGGCGGCGGTGGGGCGGTTCACTTCCATCTGGCGGGCGCCGTGGTAACGCAGGACCTGCTTGACCAGGTGAATGCGATCGGCGCAGCGGCGGCTACGCAGGGTGCGGCCGGCGGCGCGCGCTTGGCTGCCAGCAATGCCACGCGAGCGGCGCGCAGCAACCTGGCGAGGCGCTGACCATGTCGATTCTGCTTCCCCAGCCGCGCCTGCCCAGCAAGGCCGTGCCGAAGTACCTCGACTTCGGCGCTGACCAGAAGAGTGGGATGGGCGGCGCCTATCAGCGCCTCAACCGGCTCGGCAACCGCTTCGCACTCGACATCACCTATGCGCGCCTGGTGCCGGATCCGGATGGGCGTATTCTCGGTGCCGCGCTCAGACGAGCGAAGACCGAAGGTGCGCTGTTCCCGTTCCCGCAGCCGGGCCTCGCGATCGGCGCGCCGGGCTCGCCCGTCGTCGATGGTCCCGGGATCCTCGGCGCATTGCTGCCGCTACGCGGGCTCAACCCGGGCTATGTTGTACGGGCTGGTCAGTTCTTCAGCATCATCAACGGCGGACGCCGCTACCTGCACTGTGTCAACGAAGATGCGGACCATGTGGTGGACGTCAGCGGTCGCGTCACCCTGCCGATCCACCCAATGCTCCGGGTCGTGCCAGCAAGTGGCGCTGTTTGCGAGTTCGCGCAGCCCTACATCGAGGGCATCGTTTCCGGCGCCTCGATCGACATCGAGCTGACCATCGCCAAGTCGCAGATGCCGGTTATCACGATTATCGAACAGGCCTGATCCATGTCGCAGCTCACGCCCCAGCTGGATGCCGCACTGCGCAGCCCGGCACCGCTCGTGTTCGGCGCCGTGTCGATCGACCTGCCCGGCGTGTCGGTCAACCTGCTCGACGGCGCCGGCATTCTGTCGTTCGGCGGCCGCACCTTCGTCGGCAAGGACGAGACCTTCGGCGCGATCTCCGACGTCGAGGACCTGACCGACGGCACCGGCGACAGCGCGCCGACCTTCAGCATGACGCTCATCCCGAGCGGCGATGCCGCAGCGGCAGTGCTATCCGGCCCGACGATGCAGGGTTCGCCCGTTTCGGTGTGGATGGGTGCGGTCGATAAGCAGACCGGCATCCCGATCCCGGATCCGCTGCTCGTGTTTGTCGGCGAGCTCGACGTGCCGACGCTGAAGTCGGACGAGCAAGGCCGGCTGCTCGACTACGAAGTCGTCAGCGTCTTCGAGCGCTTGTTCGAAGATGACGAAAGCGCGCGCCTTTCGGACGGCTTCCACCAGAGCATCTTCCCGGGCGAGCTCGGGATGAAGTTCGTCACCGGCGTCGCACAGACGATCTACTGGGGCGTTGCCGGCACCAATCAGGCGGTCACCAGTTACGCGGGCGGCAGCTACAGCACGCCCTACAAGGCGCAGAAGACCTCCTCATGACCGCTGCACCAACGCCGCTCGAGCTGCGCGCGGCCGCAGCGCAGAAGACCCTCGATACCTGGAAGCAGCGCCCGCTGAAGCTCGGCACCTCGGATTGCGTGCGGATGTGTGCTTTCCACCTCCGCCTGCTGGGCGAAAAGGTGAAACTGCCGCCCTCGGGTTCATACCGGACGGTCAATAGCGCGCTGAGGGCGCTACGCGCGGCCGGACATCACACGCTCGGTGACGCGCTGGACGCAATGGGGCTGGAGCGGATCGCGCCGGCGGCGGCGATCGTCGGCGACATCATCGCCATGCCGGCCGAAGATCGCCTCGGAGCTCTCTCGATCTGCCTCGGGAATGGTCGGGTGCTCGGCTACCATGGCGATGTCGACGGCGCTGTGGTGCTGCAACCGCTTCAGTTCGAAGCCGCCTGGCGCGTCCGGACCCGCTGAGCGGGCGGAACTAGATTCATTCCAATTTTCGGGAGGTCCTGCGATGAGCAAGATCCTCAAAACCGCTGCGCTGGTTGTCGGCGCGGTCGCCCTGGTTGCGACCGGCATCGGCGCGGCAGCGGGTGCGGGCCTGATCGGCGCCGGCATCGGCAGTGCTGCGACCGTCGCCGGTGTTGCCGCGTCCACGCTGACGACGATCGGCGCGCTTGCCGGCGCGGCGGCCGGTCTCCTGTCGATTGGTGCATCGCTCACCGCCAAGAAACCAACCGCGCAGGCAACTGGGTCGCCGACCGACTTCAGCGCGGATCCCGATGCGGGTATCCCGCTCGCGATCGGCCGCACCGGCACCGCCGGCGACATCACCGCGCGCTTTGGCTATGACACCAAGGACAAGGGCGACAACGACCGCCAGTCGTTCGTCGCTACGCTGTCGCTCGGCCCGATCGACGCGGTCGAGGGCATGACGGTCGACAAGGTCGGCGTCAGCTACAGCTCGGTTGGCGCCGCGATCGGCACCTTCGCCGGCTTCATGTGGTCGATGACCCAGCTCGGCGCGATGCCCGAGGCAAACGCGCTGAGCTTCGGCGCCGGCGCGGGCTCGCCCCCGGGTTGGACCGCGCAGCACAAGATGTCGGGCAAGGCTGCGGCGACCTGGACGCTGCGCTTCGACCCGAATGGCAAGGTCTACACCAACGGCGTTCCGGCGCCGATGTGGACCGTTCGCGGAGCCAAATGCTACGACCCGACCAAGGATAGCACCTATCCCGGCGGCTCCGGTCCGCATCGCATGGCCGACCCGGCCGACACCGCCGCATATGATGCGGCGAGCGACACCTGGGAGTGGACCGAGAACCCGTACCTGCTCGGCCTGCGCTGGGCGCACGGCTTCTGGCAGCGCGACCGCTCGAACGCGAACGCCAAGTACCAGCGCGTGATGGGCATGGGCGCGACCTGGTCGGGCATCGATGTGGCCGCGTTCGTCGAGGGTCGCAACGTTGCCTTGGCGAACGGCTGGAAGGTCGGCGGGATGATCTATTCCGGTGACGACAAGTGGGACACGATGAAGAAGATCCTGCAGGCCGGGATGGGCGAACCGCTCGCCCTCGGCGCGCGGATCAGCTGCCTGGTCAACGCGCCCAAGGTCTCGCTTGCCTATGTCACCGTCGACGATGTGATCGGCACCGCCAGCGTCGCTGGAACCCAGCCGCGCCGCAACCGCATCAACACCATCACGCCGCGCTACCGGCTCGAGGCGAACAATTGGCAGCTGCTGCCCGGCGCGCCGATCGGCGTGGCCGATTATGTCACCGCCGATCGCGGCAAGCGCTCGAAGGTGCAGGATTATCCCTTCATCCAGCAGACGCCGCAGGTCGCCACGGCAGTTCGCTACGATATCGAGAACGCGCGCGAGTTCGGCCCGATCACGCTGCCACTGAAGCTGGTGTGGATGGGCTACAAGCCCGGCGACTGCGTCACGGTGACACTGCCGGAAGTCGGCCTCAACAGCCAGCCGGTGCTTCTGCTCAATCGCGAGCTGGATCCGGGCTCGGGCATCGTGACCATGACGGCGCGCAGCGAGACAGCGGGCAAGCACCCGTTCGCGCTCGGGCAGACGTCAGTACCACCGCCCACCCCGGGCCTGACCGGACCGCCGTTGATTCCCGTTCCAGGCCCGAATGCCTGGGCGATCACGGCAACCTCGATCCAGTCCGCGTCGGGCACGGTGCCCGCGATCGTCGTCGAAGGCGCGCGCGATGCCGCGACGATCGACGGCATCATCTTCGACTATCGCAAGTTCGAGACCGGTCTGGATGACGATGCCGGCTGGCGCGGAGCCGGCATCGAGGCACCGACGACGGAGACCAAGGTCATCACCGGCGTCGAGGCCGAGGTCCCGTACCAGGTGAGCGTCCGCTACAGCCGCGCCGGCACGCGCGGCGATCGGCTCATAATCGGCCCGGTCGGCACAGACAGCTTCGCTGTGCCATGGCCGGCTGTCACCGGACCGAACCGGCCGGAGGATAACGCTACCTATGGCGCGCCTGGTGACAGTCCGGTCGGCGATCGCACCGCGTTCGAGCTGCTGAAGGACATTCAGGACAACATCACATCGGTCTCGCAGTTGCTCGGCAAAAACGCCGATCTCACGCGCCTGATCAACGAAGTCGGCTTCGTAAAAGGTCAGTCGGCAGCGACCTATACCGAGCACCTCGAGACCAACTTCAACGACAGCGTCAGTGCCATCAACGGATTCCTCGACATTCTCGCGTCGAAGAGCTCGGACGGCACATCGGCCATTCTCAACAGCAACGTCACTTTTTCCGGGCCTGACGGCACCGGCGCGAGGAGCCTCCAGGAACTATCGGCACAGTCCGACAAGTCCAAACTCGACGTCCAGTTTCTTCGCGAGACGGTCCTCGGGCCGGATGGCACCGACGAAGCTCGCGGCATGTTCCAGGTCAAAGATGGCGACACGATCGCCGGCATCAATTTGACCGCCGGCGGCACCTTGTCAGTGATCAAGTTCCTGGCGAGCATCTTCCAGTTCACTGACCCGAACGGCGGCGATCCGATCACGCCGTTCTACTACGCGGACAAGAAGCTCTACCTCGGCGACGTCATCGCGCAGCACCTGACCGTCGATGGTGTGGCGAGCACGTTCGAATTGACCGTCACGGCAGACGGCTTCTCGATCACGATCCCGGGCGGCCTGATCTTCAAGGGCGGCAAGATCCGTGGCTCGATCAGCCAGGAAGCTCAGTTCAACATCGTATTTCCAGAGCCGTTCCCGACGGCTTGCGTGTTCGGCCTGCCGCTCGCCTGGATCGCTGCGGCCAACAATGCGCGTGACCTCTACATGCAGGCGCTCGGCGATCCGACGCAGCAGGGCTTCATGGCCTTCGCTCAGGCGTCGACCGGCAATGCGCAGAGCCTCGACGGCATCAATTGGTTCGCGATCGGCTTTTAAGGAAACCACATGGCAGATCCGACGAACGCAGCGCTGGCGCTGCGGCAGGTAGCGCTCGAAGATCAGATGAGCGCCTGGCTCGATCAGGAATACGCCTTCGCCTTCGGCACCGTGAACGGTGGCCCGAACGGCGACGGCACCTTTCCCTTCACCAACCTCAAGACCGGCGAGACGGTGCTGCGCAAGTGCGCGGCGCAGGTGCAATATGAAGCATCGACGCCGAAGATGCTCAAGAAGACCGGCCTCGGCCCGTTCACGATGCTGGCATCGGAAATCAACATCGTCTGGCTGATCGGCAACGGCACCGCGCCGGCGAACATCAGCGTGCGCCTTCCAGATGCGCCGTTCGGGTCGCAGTACATGTTCATCCAGTACGGCAGCGGCCGGCTGATCTTCTCGGCCGTCGCCGGCACGATCGTCAACCGGCAGGGCTTTACGCGATCGGCCGGTAAGAGCGCGCTCACTCTCGCGATCTGCACGGCCGTCGATGCAAACGGCCACTCCGAATGGACGCTGGGGGGCGACATGTCGCTGACCAACACATGACCTTCGTTCCGGCAATCCTCGCCGCGCTCAAGCCGATCGACACCACCTATTCGATCTGGAACTTCACGGCGCCGCGCGGCACCTTCGACGAAGGTTCGACAATGTCGTTCCAGATGACCTGCGGCAACGCGCTACCCGGCGTGTCGAAGATCGTCTGGAAGCTCGCGGGCGGCAAGGCCGGCGATGGTGCCTGGGCGTTCCCGTGGTCGTTCTTGTGGACGCAGGCGGTGCAGGGTCGCGGTATCACCATCACCAGCCTCAAAGGCAGCGACTACGGCGCTACGATCGCGCTGCTGTTCGAGATCGGCGACGGCTATGATGGTCTGCCCGTCGTCATCACCAACACGGTGCTCAACAACAAGGTGACGGAAGTTCAGGGCGGCACGCCGGGGCAGTTGCAGATCACGCAGCAGCTGGTGTTTCCCGCCGGCGCGTCTGGGCCTACGCCACTTGGCAACGGCTCGCCGTTCTTTATCCGCGACACCAGCAAGACGCCGCCCGGAACGCCGACCTATCACCTGATGTCGGTCGCGGCCGATGGCGTGACAGCGGTTCTCTCCGTCAACGAAGGCGACACTTTCTACCTGAAGCCCGTCACCGAAAACATGATCCCGGGCACGATCTTCGAGATCGCCGCGGTGAACGTCGGCCAGTACGCGATCGCCGGCGGGTTTCAGGCGGCGATCAAGGCCGCTGCCGAGGCGGCAGGATGCAAGTGTTCGACCGCCTATGCCGATCGCGGCAACTACAATGGCGGCGTCATCACCACCACGGCCGCCTATTCAGATGCGAAACCGATCCTCATTCCGATCACCATTACCAAGGATCATGTGACGACCGGCGCGCGCCAGCTCGACTTCCTGACCTTCATGAAGGCGGACGGCGATCCCAACAACAAGACCGTCAACTACGGCGGCACCATTACTATCCAGATCGCCGACACGTCGGTCGAGCCGACGCCGAGCTACTGGCGGCTGACCGCGACGCTCGCCAACGGGCAAGCGACCTACGGCGTCAATAGCCCAACCGGAGCCTCGGTCGCGTCTGTCACGCTGGCATCCACCGGCACCGTGCCAGCAGGGTTCGAGGCTGCGCTGGCCGCTGCTGTCGCTGCTACGCCGGGTCTGACCTATTCGAACGGCGTCATCACCTCGGACGCGACCTGGAGCGGCGTGCTCAACTGGTCGGTCGCCGCGCCAGCGACGGGCAAGCATAGCCTGCGGCTCATCAACCCGACCAACGACAGCTTTATTCTGGTCGGCGATGCGGCGATCTACTTCGCTGCGCCAGCGCTGCCGGCACGGCCGGCGTTTGTCACCGGCGTCAACATGTCGGGCGGTGACTTCGGCGGCACCGTTCGGCCTGGCGCGTATGGCACGAATTACCGCTACCCGGCCTATCCAGACAATCCCGACCCTGCGCTACAGCATCAGGAGATCGACTACTACGTGAGCAAGAAGGCCGGCATCATCCGGCTGCCGGTGCTGTGGGAGCGTATTCAGGACGCATTGTTCGGCCCGCTCTCGTCACCCGGCACGCTTGCCACCTGGTACGGCCGGCTCGACATGGATCGCATCGACGACTTCATCAACTATGCGACTTCACGCGGCCTGATCGTCCTGCTCGACGTCCACAACTACATCTACGGCTTCGGTTCGCGTGTCGGCTTCAACAGCAACACGCCGACCACCGCCCTTGTCGATCTCTGGGAGAAGCTCGCCAACCGCTACGCCGGCAACCCGCGCGTGTGGTTCGGGATCATGAACGAGCCGAACGGGATCGCGGCGAACGAGATCCGCGACATCATGGAGTGGGTGCTCAACTCCATTCGTGGCCGCACCAATGCGCTCAACCATGTGCTCGTCACCGGCGGTCTATATTCGCGCGCCAGTGCATGGGTGACCAACGGTTTCGCGGCGGCTTTCGAAGGCTTTGCCGATCCGGCCAAGAACTTCGGCATTGAGCTGCACTCGTACCTCGACTCCGATCAAAAGGGTGAGGCTGGCACGTGCGACCTCAACTCCTACGCACGCGCTCAAGCTGCAATCACTTGGGCACGAGCGCGCGGCATTGAGCTCCACATCGGCGAGTTCAATGGCGGCGACCCGAGCGTTGCTGGTCAGGGGCAATGCGGCATCGAAGTGCCGAAGATGTGCCAGTTCCTGTTCGACAACCGCGACGTGGTGAAAAGCTGGACCGCATGGGGTGGCGGCGCCGGCTGGAAGCAGGATTACATCTTCCGGCTCACCCCGCTCGATCTGAACCACCCGGTCGACACGCCGCAGCTGGCGGCCCTGCTGCCGTACTTCACGACGATCTGAGCACCGCCGCGACAGCGGCCGGAGACCACCACATGCGCGATATTGATTACACCGGCTCGTCGGGCGGGTTGCTGGCGCTTGCCTTCGGCGCGGGCTGGGCAACCGCCACGACCATGTGGCTGGCTGTCGCTGGCATGGTGTGGCGGTTCTTCCTCGAGCCACGAATTTCGCAGCTCCAGTCGGAGGTGCAGGCTAATCGCGAGCAGATCATGCGCCTCGAGACCGCGCTGCTGATCCACGGCTCGGCCAAGGTCCAGGCATTCATCCGCGCGACGGAAACCGAGCGTCCCGTCGAAGAGGCGGTCACCTCCTAGGAGAAACACGATGGCGTCGAACAACACGCCGGGGATCGCACGCGCGATCGCCGGCGCCCTTAGTGCTGTCTCGGTGGCGGCGCTTGCCCTGGCAACGCCGGCGCTCGAGCAGGACGAGGGCAAGCGCAACACCGGTTACCTCGATATCGCCCGCATCCCGACCGAATGCTTCGGCCACACCGGGCCCGAGGTCCGCGTCGGTGTCACCAGGTCGGATGCATATTGCCAGGCCAAGCTCGCCGGCGACGCCGAGACGCATCTGCGCGGCGTGCTCGCCTGTACCCCAACACTCACCGATCGCCGCTACCAGCTCGCGGCCGCGACCCGCACCGCCTTTAACATCGGCGTGTCTGCCTTCTGCGGCTCGACGATCGCGAAGCGCTTCAACTCCCGCGACTGGCGCGGCGGCTGCGACGCGATGCTCGCCTGGAACAAGGCCCGCGTGAACGGCCGCCCGGTCGTCGTCACCGGCCTCGCCAAACGGCGCGAGCGCGAGCGCGCGATGTGCCTCACCGACCTCTGAAGGAGAACACCTATGAACGACCTCGCCAACATCGTCCCGATCGCCGCCTCGGCCCTCGGCATCGCGTCGCCCACGCTGGTGCTCGCGGTCGGCCTGCTCCACCTTGCGGCCAAGGCTGTTTCGCGCCTCATCCCGGACACCAAGACCGGTGTGCTCGGCACGATCCGCAAAGCCGCCAAGGTCTTCGGCGTCGAGCCGACCAATCGCGTGTTCGACGACCGCTCGATCGTAGGCATCGCCTCAGCCGGCGCGCCGGCCATTACAGACCTGATCGATCTGGTCGGTGCAAAGGCCGCGACAGGTACGGTTGCTGTGTTGAATGCGGCCACGATCGCGCCCGCAACCTCGACCGCCGACGCGATCGTCGCTGATCTGGCCACGAACGCCCAGGCTGCCGCTTCCTCGATCAGCGCTGCCGAGAAGCTGAAAACGCTGATCAATCTCAAGTCGCTGCTCGGCAAGCTCAAGAGCTGATCGCCGTCGAGCGCTCGCGCCTGCTGCTGCCATGCTGAAAACCTCCGGAGAATACCATGAAGAAGATCCTGCTCTGGGATATGCGCTTTCCGAAGCGTGATCCGATCCGCCTCAACGTCGCCGACACCATCGCATCGGCAATCGTGCGCTCGGGCGTAGGCGCGGCAGCAGATCCGGCGGACGCCGGCGCGCTATCCACTGGTAGCGCGCTCGATCCGACCATGTTGACCGAGGTCGTCCTTCAGCATGGTGCGGCCAACAATATGACCGCCCGGGTTTTCCTGCCCTACAGCGTGGTGCTGGTCGGCGCGGCTGCGGGCATGCTCGCGTCCATCGGCACGCCTATCGCCGGGCTGCCGGCCCCGTTGCCGACGGTTACGCTCTCCGCGTCGATCTCGAAGGCCGAAGGCAATAGCGGCGCGAACCTCTACACCTATACAGTCACGCGATCGGCAACCGCCGGCGCGATCTCGGTGCCTTGGTCGTTCGCAGCTGGCACCACCAGCGCTGACGACTTCACCGGTGGTTCCTACCCGGCCGGCAGTGCGGTCGCCCTCGCAGATGGCCAAGCCAGCGGCACGTTCGCGGTGAGCGTCAACGGCGACACCGTCGTCGAGGCGGACGAGCTGTTCACCGTGACGATCTCGCCGCCGGCTGGCTACTCGGCCGGTGCGAGCTTGAGTGCGACGGGCACCATCCTGAATGACGATGCAGCTGCCACGCCACAGCTGACGGCTACGCCAGCATCGAAGACGATCGCCGCTAACTCCCCCTCCGGCACGCTCCTGTTCGCGATCGGCAACGTACCCGCAGGCGTAACGCCGACTGTCAGCCCGAACGATGGTCGCTTTGCCGTCGCGGGCGACGCCACGAACGGCTGGAAAGTTGTTACGGGTCTTTCGGCGCTATCAGCCGGGTCTGTGAGCGTAACAGCCGTAGCTGCAGGAGCAACGAGCGTCGCCGTGGCCGTGACCATCTCGGCCGTGACGTTGCCGAAGCTGTCGGCGGGCATCGCCCGCGTCAAAGCCGGCACCGGTCGTGCCGTCGTCGCCATGATCGGCGACAGCGTAACGGATGGATGGGGCGGCGGTGCAACAACCGGCACAGCGACCGGCACGACACCAAGCGTCAGCCCGAACTTCAAGCGTGCCAATAGCTATCCATCGCAGCTTGCCGCTTCGTATACTGCGGCAGGCGTCCCTTCGCGATCTGATGCGTTTATCTCAGGAGTCACGAAGTCCGAGGCAATCGCTGATTTGCTTTCGGCTTATCCGAACATGACCGCAGGAACCGGTTGGTCCGTTTCCAACATCGCCAGCCTTGGTGGAGGACTGTTGACTTGTTCCAGTTCAGGAACCGGAGCGCTGACTTTCCAGCCGCTGTTCACTGCTGATACCTTCGACATTATCGTTACGGGCTTCTCAGGCTTAGGACAGTTCACAGTAACCGATGTTGCCAGCGGCACTATATTAGCAACAATCGATGAAACGGATGTTACGCAAGGTATCAAGCAAGGTACGAGTGCGGCACGTATCGTCCCTGTAACACGATCCGCTCACACGACCGATCCAATTTCGATCCAGCGCATTTCGGGTGGGGCGCTATTCATCATCGCAATCATTCCGCGCGACAGCACGTCTCCGCGCCTTGAATTTCTTAACATGGGTTATCCCGGATCGAAAACTAACGATTGGGTTACGACCGCTGATAATTCCGCATGGGCACCGATTTTTGCGCTTGGCCTGCTCAACGGGTATATTGATGCGTTCCAGATTGAACTAGGCCCGAATGATGCAAACGGGTCTGTTGCAGCTTCGACCTATCAGACTAATCTTCAAACTCTCGCTACTAAGCTATCCAGCTACGGTGACGGCACGTTAGTAAAGACACACCCGGCGAATCCAACCACAAACAGTTACAACTTACCATCAGCATATCTGTCTGCGATTGATACCGTGCAGGCGTCGCTAAACAGCAACCCGGCGCTCGATTTTAACTCACTGTCTTACGTTACCAGCGACTATTACGATAGCATCCATTTGGCACAGCCGGGATATGGTAAGGAAGCATCAGCATGGAAGGCGTACACAGACGCCAAGGTCTAATGGTCAGGGTACGGCCTTGTTACCCGCGCAGTCGCAGCAGATCCACGACCACTCTGGTTCGGCCGCAGCGGCGTGAACGCCAACTACAGGGACGCCGCACTCACTGCAGCGTCCCTCGGCGCGCCACGCCTCCCGTTGCACATCACCGGCTCGCATTTTGTCGAGCATAGTTCGAAACGGGAGCAGCAGGGCCTCTAGGAATGCTTTCATGACGCATCGACCTTAGATCGGTGGTTCCGGGATCCGAACGGTGCCCGCAGCCACGTGCGGACCCGCGTAGCTCGCGGTAAGTCGAGAGCCGCGCAGACCTATGCAGTAGCGGTTCAATGCTCGCAAGGTCGAGCCGCATCCTCAATCTTTGAAACAGCCACCCTGCTTCGGCGGGGCTTTTAGCGTGAGGTCATTCTGATGCGAACCATCTACTTCGATGACCTGCGCCTCGTCGCCACGCCGATCCTTCCCGGATCTGTCGCCGTTCGCATGCATCGAAAAGACGAGGCTGCCTACTTCGCCAACATCATCGCATCACCGCTTGCTGAGGGTCGCGAGCTCTACCTATCAAGCCACCTGTCAACGGTGGGTACACTGTCCCACCGCAAGTGGCTTACTGCCGCTGCCGAGTTCTACCCCGACTTGACAGCGGTGCTGTTCGAACGTCACGGTGCAGACGGTAAATTTACGAACCACAGGCTGGAATTATGAACCGTCGCCGGTCCGATCTCGGCCTTCTTTTGATTGCAGCTACGATGGTGGTCGGCTCGCTTATCTGGGCCTGGCACGAGAGGCGCGTCGAGAACCGCCGGCCGCCGGTTGAGCACATCAACACCGCACATTGAAGACGCTCTCGACGGGCGGTTCGGTCGCTGGCATAGCTAAGCCGTTCGGTCATCCCTAGCCGGAAGGTTGAACCCCCGCGCGCGCGGTTATCGAGGTCACCGGTTCGCCGGGTGGCCTGCGAAATAGAAGACCCTTCGGGGGAATACGCGGGGCGCAGTCGCCTCGATCTGCGCGGCTAGCCGCCCGGTACCAGGCGGCGAAGCTGCCTGGGTACTGACCCCGATATTCCCCCGAAGCCACTCCCCAGTTCAGCGCCGCTGGCGCCCCAAAGATCCCGCGATCACTTGGTCGCGGCACCGCCGATCACATCGATCGGCGGCCATACCGCGCGTTCTAGTCGGCGCGCCTTCCCTCCACAGAAGGACATTATGACCGGCTCCATCGTCGTTAGAACCCCTGCGCCTTATCTCGGCGGCAAGCGCAACCTGTCCCGCCATCTGGTCGGCCTGATCGGCGAGACCCCGCACCGTACCTATGTCGAGCCGTTCGTCGGCATGGGTGGCATCTTCCTTAAACGTCCGGCCGCCGCGCCCGTCGAGGTCATCAACGATCTGTCGCGCGACGTCGCGACCTTGTTCCGGATCCTCCAGCGCCACTACGAGGCGTTCATGGACACGCTGAAGTGGCAGCTCAGCAGCCGCGCGGACTTCGAACGGCTGCTCGCCACCAACGCCGATACGCTGACGGACCTCGAACGCGCTGCGCGCTTCCTGTACCTTCAGCAGCTGTCGTTCGGAGGCAAGGTCACCGGCCGTAACTTCGGCGTCGACAAGCGGGCGCCAGCGCGCTTCGACGTCGCCAAGCTTCGCGAGAAGCTACCGGAGATCCACGAACGCCTCGCCGGTGTGACGATCGAGTGCCTGTCCTACGCTGACGTGATCCGCCGCTATGACTCGGCCGAGACGCTGTTCTACCTCGATCCGCCATATTGGAACTGCGAGAAGGACTATGGCGACGGCTTCGAGCGTGCCGACTTCGAGCGCCTGGCTGACCAGCTGGGGGGGATCGCCGGCAAGTTCATCCTGTCGATCAACGATACGCCTGGCGCCCGAGCTGTGTTTGGCCGCTTTAACCTTTCGGACATCGAGACGAGCTATACAGTCGGCTCGGCAAGCGCCGGCGCGGGGAAGCGCGTCGGCGAACTCATCGTCCGAAATTGAGGAGCGGTGGGGGTATCGGCTGGGGTAAGCCCCTGGCCGATACCGCTGGAATACCGCACAAAAGCGCCATTTTCGACAACACGCGGCGGAGCAGTCCTCCGCCGCGCCCACCAGTTGATTCCTCTACGCATCCCCGTCAAACAGAACCGACGAAGGGGCATCTCATTACAGCAGCAGCCTCGCCGCTAGATTGGAGATGGACGATGTCCCACGCATGGAATGACGCAATCCAGGAGTTCGCGGCGACGTCAGCCGCGCTAAACGCCCGCGCGTTGGCACGGGCGGGCTTGCTCACCGAAGCTGAGCGGAACAACATGCTAGTTCTGCTTGCCGCAGCTGAGAAGGCTGCACGCACTCCCGATCAAATTGCGATCGCCTTTTCAATCCGTCACATACTCAGCGCTTTGGTAACTTCGAAGGAACACTCGCCCACCTCGTGAACGCGGCGGAGCATTCCTCCGCCGCGTGACTGCGGGATTTCGGCCGTGGCTGGCATCAAACAGAACGGCGTGGCATCATGCTGTCGCAGAAATCCTGCCAAATTTCCTCCATCCATGCCTCCAGCTCGCTGCCCGAATTCTGCTCGGTTGGGCGGTGGTTATGTTGGGTGGCACTTCCACAGATCGGACAAGTCGAAGCGCGTTGCTCCTCAGGCTCGCTGCCTTCCTCGGTATCGGCCACTCGGCTTGCCCCCCCAGGCAGTGACGCAGCGAGGGGTTCATCGCCGCGTACGAATCGCAAACTACAAATTCTGGTAACTCGCAGCGACTAGGGAGAATCCCCTAGCCGCGAACGCTTCCGACGTAGATCTCGGTTCCGATCACGGCGGCGATCCGCACCCACTTCATCGGCTTTTGTCGATCGTCCACGATACGCAAACACCGTTGTCGATCGCCGATTGCCGTTCCACGATACACAAAGCACGCGGCGGAGACTTCCTCCGTCGCGTCTGCTGCTATCCCACAAATGGCATTTCAACGTGACCCAGCGTCTCTCGCTTCAGCGCGACCATGCGCGCAGCGTGATATGCTGCTTTCCGAAAATGCATTTCGCGCCCGGCGTCGTTCGTCTCCGTGGCAGCCAATTCGCATTCGTACGCTTCAAGAAAGCGCAGGCGATCGATCAGTTCTTTGTTCGGCATGATATTGGCCCCCTCTGGGTCGATAGCATTGAACCTAGTATCTACTTGATTTCAGATAATTCTAACTGCTTCGCCGCTTCGCTGCGACTCTCATCACTTACAACTTACCGAGCTTCGGTAGCTGGTTTCACCGATCTATTCTTTAACAGAGGTTTGTATGCTGACAAACGCTGCGGTGAAAGCCGCGCGGTCGCGTTCGCGCGCCTACAAGATGTTCGACGAGCGGGGACTGCACCTGCACGTTGCCACCAGCGGCCGCGCCACGTGGCGGATCAAGTATCGGCTGGCCGGTGCCGAGCAGCTGCTGACGATCGGCTGTTATCCCGAGATCTCGCTCAATGCCGCGCGCCAGCACCTTGACCAGGCGCGCGAGCAGATCGCGCGGGGCATAAAGCCCGCATCGCCGGCGGCGGCCAAGGCAGCGCTGATGACCTTCGAACAGGTCGCGCGCTCCTGGCATGCGCGGAAGCAGTCGGGCTGGGCCCAGGCGCATGCGGCCGACGTTCTCGCCAGCCTTGAGCGCGACGTGTTCGCGCCGATCGGCGCGTTCCCCTGCGACGAGATCAGCGCATCCGACGTGCGCGAGCTCCTGGAAGTCGTCGAGGGGCGTGGTCGGGTCGAGACGGCCCGCCGGCTGCGCCAGCGCATAGAGGCGATCTTCGCATTCGCGATCTCGCACGATCAGGCCACCGCCAACCCGGCAAAGCCGGTCGCGGCCGCGCTCGCCGCGGCACCGCGCAAGCGGCGCCAGCCGGCGCTGCTGACGATCGCTGACGCGCGCGAGCTGCTCGCGGCATGCGATCGCGCGGCCGGCCGGCCGATCGTGCGCCTGGCGTCGCGCTTTCTCGCTTTGACGGCCGTCCGCCTGGACGCGCTGCGCGGCGCGCGCTGGTCGGAGATCGAGGATCTCGACGGGCCGGCGCCGCTGTGGCGCGTGCCGGCCGCGCGCATGAAGCTCGCCCGGGTGAAGAAGGACGACGCCGCGTTCGATCATCAGGTGCCGCTCGCGCCGGCGGCCGTGGTGATCCTGCACGCCGCGCGCGCGATCGCCGGCGGCGGCGAGCTGATCTTCCCCGGCGCGCGCG